CCATCACAGCGTCTTGTGCTAATTTAGGTACAAAAACATTAGAAAAATCTCCGTTTTCACCTAATCCATCTGAAATATATCTTAGCGTAATTAAGTCATTAGCTTGAAAGCCAGAGCTAAAGTAAACTTGTCCAGCTGTTAAATCTAAAACATAAGTACCGTTCATGTTAGCAAGCTCAGGTGTCAATCCATACCTTTGACCCCACATACCTCCTATGTTTTCTGGGCCATATATACTATTATAATATCCAATGTAATAACTAGACAGCTCTTCAACTGTTAAAAGTGATATTGCTTTTTGATAACGATCTATTGTATCTGATGTTTCTGCAAATACTATATTACCTGTTTGATCATAAAGATATTGATAGTTTTCGTCTTGAGCAACGCCATTGTTTGGTTTAGTTGTTTGAGATGGCATTATAGGTCTCATGTTACCATATTTGTCAGTAAAAGAAAAACTAACATAATTAACATAATCAGACGGCAAAGACATTTGTAATGTAGAACTTAATTGTATTTCTATTGCTTTTTCAGAATAAAAAACATCAAAGCTAAATTCTTGTACTGCTCTTTGAGCCCAAAATGCAACTTCATATCTAGGCACCTTTGTTAATGTTTTTCCATCACCAACAAAAGCTACCATAAAGTTATTTATAATATCATTTATATTTGTTCTTCTGTATGATCCTGGTATATCTGTACCATTTCCTCCATCTAATGCTGAGTAATTATCTACGTCTAAAGGTTTTCTTGATATTGCCATTATTGTTCAGTTGTTTCAAGTTTTTGTTCTCTTCCTAATGCAAATTGAGCTACATCAGCTTGTTTAATTACAACACCTGCATACGCTAGTATACTAATTATTAATTCTGATTGTTCTGATGGATCTAATTCAAAATTATAAGACTTAGCATTTGTATCGTAACTATCTGTTGATGGATCAAAAACAGTTGGATCATAATAAGGTATAGTTCCATTTAAAATATAACCCCATTTTGGCCTAGTTGGTTTTGATAAGTAATCAAAAGTAACACCAGTAGTTACACTCGATGGTAAAACTTTTACACCATTAGATGCTAAAGTATATACTGGTTGAGTAGGAACTGGATAAGTTAATGGTGATAAGTTTATGTATTTAGCGTCTTCATGAGATGAATAATCAGCAACAATATTATTAACATTTACTACTCCTAATTTATAAAAATCAGCAGGATATGGGTATATACCATTTGTTAAAGTTGGCGTATGTAGTTTATAAAATGCATTTATTTTTTGAGCAACAGTTAATGTTGGATTTGAAAAATCACTATCAACGTTACTACCACCAGTTTGCATTTCATAAGTCATTTCTCTCATGAAATAACTAGCAAATATAGATTCTTGAGCTTGAGTTGCTAAACTATTAAACTCTTCAGGGGTTATGTAGCCTCTGTTGTCTTTGTTAGTAATAACAAGAACCGCTTGATATACAGTGTTTATATTTACCATTTATTTTTTTTATTATTAATGTTGTTGATATAGAGTTGATTTCTCACTCTATATCAGGTTTTCTAGCTTAGTTTTTTAGTAATAGACTTCATCAAGTCTAAACCTTCATCGGTTTTAAAATACTGTGCTAAAGCCCCATAAGCGTTTTGCTCAAATGGAACTGTCATTATTTTTTTACCATTAGGAAATTTAAATACAGTATTATTATCTGTTAATTTAATAATAGCTGATTCAACTGCTCTATTGGCTAAATTACGTAATTGCAAATCTTCATCCTCGCTTAATTCTATAAATAGCTTAGGATTATTTCTTGCAAAACGATATGCATCTCTTTTTAATTCTTTAGAAGAAGATCTAGAAACATTAGAACCTAATTCTGTTCTCATTATAGCTTCTAAATGACTTATATCTAATTCATTAACAAGATTCAATGCTTGTAATTCATGTTCAACATAATCAACTTCATCTTCAGCATCCTTTAAATCATCAATTTCTTCCCATAAAACACCTATTAAAGGGTGATATATAGACATTAATTTTTGAACGTTTTGTTTATTTCTTGGTACAAATATAACACCTTCTTCAAATATAATATGTTCTAAAAGTGCTTGTCCTTTTTGTTCATCAACAAAAATACTTGGAAAATTAGAGGCTAATCTTATTTCTCTATTTTCACCAGTAGACTCATTAAACCATAATAATGGATTACGAGGAGAACCTTTTGTTTGTATTGTCCAAGTTATAGGAGCTCTATTGTTAGTTAATACGTATGTTCTGTCTTTTATTTCCCAATTTTTTTCTAAAGGAGAAACTCTAGACACTTGTTTTTTTGTTATTGTTGTAGTCATGATTAAATAATATAAAATAAGAATACTGGGCTCCGAAGAGCCCGTATCCTGTAGTTAAAAAATTAAGCGTCTTTGAATAACACAAAGTTATTTGCCGCTTGTGTAATGAGACATCTTTCACTTAAGTAGTTCATTCTCATTTCATCAACATCAGTTGTAACTGCGCCTCCAACAGATCCTGTTATCCAAGATTTGTTTTTACGATTGTCAACTTCTGAAGCTCTATATCTAACGTGTAAAAATGGACGCTTGATATTTTGACCTAATTGTTGGTCATAAACAGTAGAAGTACCTGCTGGTACTAACACACCTTCAATATCGCCAAAACCTCCACGAGTAGCCCAGTCATTTAAGTATTTCCAGTCAGTCTTATAAAAGTCATAAGAACCTCTACGATAACCAGAGAAACCTAAATTAAGTGCCATATCTTCATCGTTGTTGAATACTCCATAAGAAGTACCACCAGCGTAAGCTCCATTTTGCTGTGCTAATATGTCATCAATTTCTAAAGAAAGATTTCTATTTAAGAAAAGCATATTTTCTTCTATAGCACCTTGCTTATCTAATTGCTTAAGAACTGCATCAAAGTCAGTTAATGCTCCACCACCTGCAGCTTGCGCTCCAAATCCAGAGTAAACGTTTCCACGAGCTTCTAATGAAGCAAAGAAACCTTCAGTACCTTTAGCAGTTTGAGTTGATCCATATCCTAATACAGCACCTGTTCCGTTCTGTAATTCACCTTCAACCATAGACATTTCTAAGTAGTCTTCCCAACGAAGTCTATTTTCATGCTCTGATTTCATATACCAAAGATAACCATTGGCACCGTTCTCAGAAGTAACTTCAATCCAACCAATCTGAGCTGTATCAGATCCATTGATAGAATAGTTTTCTTTTAAGATAATTGGAGAATTAGCAAAAGTAGCATAGCTAGGATCTAATTTACCAGTAAAACTTGATGTTCCCTTTGCAAATTCTGAACCGTAAGCAATAACAGTAAAGCGATCAGCTGTAATAATAGCTGGAACTCCACCGTAAGTTTTAATTGAAAAATGCTGAGCACTAACAAAAGTTACCACACCTTTAACAACAGGTGCCCCAGCTGCTCCAACCGCTGATGTAGCGCTTGATTGCTTTTGGATCATTACTGTTTGTCCTATTCTAAAATTAACTTGTGTAGTTTTTTGAGTTGTGCTTCCGCTGCTTTCAACTGCCGTTTGAGCTGCTGCAGGTACGTTGTAGTGTTGTACATTACCACCAGCTGTTGCTGCATTTCCTGCTACTGCAGCTGTTGCTGCGTTATTAGCCACATGTAAACATCCTACGTATCTAGTATGTAATCTTCCTTGTTCTGTCCATATGATTTGGTCAGAAGCTGAAGGCATTTCCGCTGATACCATACGTAAAAAAGCTCCGATAGTTCTATTGCCATATCGTTCTACTTCTTTTTCGTATACATCAGGTAAAAATTGTTGTCCCCACTGTGCAAAATTTGTATCAGTGAAGTTAATGTAATTCCCAGCATACATATTTTTTGTTTGCGTGGGTTGTAATGGTGCGGGTATACCGCCTGTAAAAGCCATTTGTTTTGATTTTAAGTATTATTTATTCCATTTAACGCGCAACTTATTAGGATTATCATTATTATTTGAAATAGCTCGTATTCCAGATGTATTATTTTTTGGAATTGAAGCATTGTCTTTTCTAGGATCCATATTTATATTTTTTGCTTTTTTTGCACTTTCTCTTATAGCATCAGCTCGTCCTTGCTCATAAAAGTGTCCAGCTATTTTATCCGCATTTTGTGCGGTAAATAAAGCCTTATGATAATTAGGTACATTTTTTATCTTACCGCTCTTATCTAAATGTGTTTCAATCCAATTATTAATAGAATATTGAAATTCCTTTACTTTCTGTGGGTTATCAACTTTATACCTATATTTGTTTTCACCAACCTTAAAATCAAAACCTTTGAAATCATTGTTAAAAACTTTATCAGTCTGTAGTTTAAATTCATTTATTTTAACCTCACTTTCAGCTTTTTGTTGCTTATAACTATCATAATACTCGATTGCTTCGCGTTGTTCTGGAGACATATCATTTTGCTTTCTTAACTTAAGATCAGCATAATATTTATCCTTACTAGAATTGAAATGATTCTGAGCATTAAATAGTTCTTCTTTAAAAGCTAATTGCTTAGCTTTAATTTCTTGCGGATCGTCCGCGTCTCCATCATATCCAAAATTTTTGTTTAATAAAAATTCTACATCATCTGAATCAAGATGGGGTTTACTTTGTTTATAGTATTCTCTTAATAAACTCGTATTGTCCATTTTAGAAACATCACGATTGAGACTAACATAGTCTTCAACTGTACCGCCCGTTTCTTCCATAAACTTTACTAGTTTATCAATATTTTCTGGTAAAACTTTTTCTTTAGTTTCAACAATCTTTTCTTGTGCTAACTCAGGTTGTTTTGTTTTTTCTTCTTCAACCTCTTCATCTTTTATTAATTCTAATGGAGAATCTGGTACATCAGCTACTTCTTCTTCTTTTTCTTCTTGCTGTTCTTCTTTAGTTTCTTCTTTACTGAGTTCGACCCGTACTTTGCTGTCCACCTCTTTGCTATCTTTGGATGGTTCATCCACAGATACCTCCTCTGTTTTTCGCTCCTGAACGGCATCTTCTTTTGTTTTTAAAGGTTCATCTAAATTTATTTTATATACACCATCGTCTTGTAAACCAAACTCTTGACTTACTTCTCCTTTTTCAACTGCTTGTTCTAAAACAGTTTCTTCTTGACTTTGCTGATTTGTATCTGCATCTGGCATAACTTCTACTTGTACTTTTTCTTCCATAATATAATATAATAATTAATTGTTTTTTATCTTGGTTCAAACCTAGATAAATCAATACCGCCTAGTACATCATTACCTTTTGATTCAAATGATTTAGCTGGCTTACCACTATCCGGTGGTCCAGATAAACTTGCTGTTGAGGTTTTCATTGCCGCAACGTCTTTTTGAGTTTCACTTTGTTTTTCTACTAATTCCTTTTGAGCTCGTAATTCTAATTCTTTTAATTGAACATTTAACTCATATTCAAACTGCATTAATTCTCTTTTTGTTCTAGCTTCTACTTCAAGTTTTTTAATTTCAAACTCAATATCAGCTTGTCTGTATTGTATTTTAGATTCTGTTTTAACTTGTTCAGCTTGAGCTTTAGCGTTTTCAACAACAACCTGTGCTTGGCCTTGTGCTTCAGCTTGTGCTGCGCTAGCTGCCTGAGCTTGCTGTTGATCTACTTGTTGTTTCTTAATTCTTCTATATTTAAGAAGTTGATTTGCTAATTGAACGTTTTTTATTTCTCTAACATCAATTGCATCTTCTAAAAATATACTACCTTGACTTAGTGCTGCTTGTATGTTAGCTTCTAACATAGCTTTTTCTGCTTCGTCTGGTTCAAGTTCTAAGAATATACCAAAATCATGTAAATGCATATTCTCCATTTCTTCTAAAGATCCTACTGAGAATGGACCTATAGCACTTATAAAAGCTTCTTTAGTTGGATGATATTCTAAAACATCCTTAAACCTTAAAGCTATACATTCAGCAAGTCTTGTTGTTATAGACATGCTACTGTCTAATATATGTCTTGTTGCAACATTACTATTTGCTGCAGCTAATTTTTGTACACCTACTAATGCTTTTGGATCTGGATCAGAACCATCTCTAGCTTCATTTAAACCAGTTATATCACGCATCATTTGTATGTACTGATTGTAAGCGCCAACAAGTATTTGAACTTGACCACCGCCACCGCCTGGTAACTCTGTAATAGGTACTTTACCTATGTTTTGTTCTCCATCTACAGTAAGCGATCTACCTATAATAGATCCTGTTTGAAAGTACATGTTTAATGCTTCTTGCGGATTATAGTTAGTACCATTACCTAAATCAATTTCAGCTAAACCATCTGCATCTAAATAAACACCTGAAGGTGTCATTTTTTGTATAGCTTGTTGCATTTTTAAATGCGTTAACTGAATTAAATCAGCATAAGGCATCATTTTAGAAACTAAAGAATTTATAGCACCTCTATATATTCTAGGCGCACTAACAACATAATTCATTAATACTAAATTAGTATTAGAATTAGGCCTTATCATGTTAGAAGCCTTTTCCCATTTTAATAAAGTATTAGAACCTAATATTAAAACACCTTCATAAACTACTTCTACAGCTTCAGCTACTTTTTCAAATCTAGATCTTTGATCTTTTGGTGGATCAAAAGTGTCATCTTTTTTAATAGCTTTATTTGCGCCTGTAGATGTTTCTTTTATTTTATATACGTTATTTTCCCAAGTTTTCCAATTAAAATATAGTACCGAAACAATATTGTCATCGTTATTGTTTTGAGCATTAGTATTATCGTTGTAAGAAGTCCAGTCATAGCTTTGTCTTGCAAGTTCTCTAAACTCTTCGTTAGAAATTTCAGGAAACTCTTTTTTTAATTCATTTAATTTTACTCTTTTAACTTCACCAAAATAATAACAATCAGTAAAATCAGGATCTTCAGTGTAAGACCATATTAAATTAGCTGGATCAACATAATTTAATTTTATACCATCAGTATTATTAAACGTACATTTACCAGCACCAATACCTATAGTGGCTAAATCATAATCAATACGTTTTTTAATGTTTTTATATTTATTAGTTAAAAAAACATTATTAATAGCTTGTTCTTCTGCTATTTCTATACCTTGCTTGTAATTAAGCTGCATGTATAATTGAAACTCTTCACTGTTTAAAGGTAATTCATCTTCTGGAACAGTTCTAGGCGCTTGACCTAACTCCGCCTCCATAACTTTTAAAAGTTCAGCAGCTGCTAAATCCCTTTCAATACCTTTTACAAATTTAGTTTTTCTATCTGTAGCTAAAGGATCTTGACCAACTGCTTTTATAGAAAATAATCTATCTTGCATACCATTAACTACTATATCTACAAATTTAGGTATAATAGGTACTGGCTTCCAGTCTAAATTTAAATATGACAAATCTCCATTTACAGAAAATTCATCTTTGTATTTACCTATAGATTGTTCACCTCTAGCATATAGTCTAAGCATATTGTATTGATTAGAAGACTGATAGAATCTTCCAACATTACCATCTCTGTTAAACCAATCTTGCTCGATAGCTTTAGCGACCTGTAAACCATAATCATCTGAACGCTTTTCACCGTCGGAAACTGCCTGACTAGGAAATGAGCTGTATTGCCCTGTTGTTTTTGCCATATTTATTTTATTATCTCACTTCTTGATCCTTTGTTATTATATCTTGAAAAACCAAAATCAAGTTTTTTTACTTTTCTTTCTGCGCTGGGTCTGTACATGTGTTTTCTACAGGCCATTAAAGCTAAGCCGCTACTTATAGATGCATCATGAGCTGTTCTTCTTGATATATCAAATCTTGCCCAGTCTTCTAATGTTCTTTGAAAAAACATATCACCGTGATCTTCTTCTTTAATACCTACATATTCTTCTATGTAAGATTCTATAGCCGCAGCATGTGCTTGTTTAATATCTTCAGAAGTGTTAGGTATACCACCTAGCTCTGCTTCTGTTTTAGATAAATTATATCTTAATTTGTCAGGTCTATTCATAGAAAAACCTCTGTAACCTCTTCTTTTTAAATGATATAATAATCTAGGTTTATTGTTTTCAGCAAGTATTGGCATGCCGTAAAATATTAATGCCATAAGTACATCTTCAAAAAATATCTCAGCTGTTTGAGGTCTAGCTATATATTCTAAGAAAAACTTAGTGCTAGGTATTGAAGGATCCATTGAAAATGTAGTTAATCCGTGAAGAGCACCATTAGACCCACCACCGCCAACAGTACCGCTGATATCATAACTATCGCACCCGAAGGCTCCGAGGCCATCATTACCAGGATATTTAATACCATTTTTAATTATTATATTATTTTGAAACTTGTTGTTTGGTATCCAAGATATATAAAATCTACCTTTATTATTTGGTTGCCATATTACTTTACTATCAATTTTACCATTTAGCCAACCAAAGTTACCTCTAACAACATGACCCTCTCTTGTCATTTCTTCGTTAAAATCTATTTGCTCGTATATCTTAGTTAAATTAAATAAAGAATTAACTGTTTCATCTCTAAAAGCATGTTTTTCAGATCTTGGAAATTGTCTGTAGTATTCATTTAAAGCATCACTATCGTTTTTTAATCCTTCTACTTCATTTTCCCAATGATTGATGACTCCGTTAAAAATTTGCTCACCATCAATTCCCTTAACCGGTTCTGATGGATTGTTGAAGACAGGATATCCATATTTATCGATAAACCCTTCATATCCCCATTCCATAGGTATGAACAAAGAATATAGTCCACTTGCAGTCTGGCCATTGCGGTTTCTATTTGTGACATCTGAATTGTTGTATAATTTTTTAAAATGATCTCCACCTTTACTTAAAGCATTAGATGTTGATCCCATCATGCATTTACCTACTATTCGTGCTCCAAGCCTGAGGCACGTTTTCGTGACTCTCCAGTTGTTGAGTATATTGTCCGGCCTCTCCCATTTACCCGATTCATCATGGACGAGGAGTTGTAGCTTTTCTCCATCGTACGAGTTGTCTCCCGTATTCTTCCAGTCGATCGTGGTATCGAGCCCCTGCCCAAATTCCTCCTGACTATAGGTCTCTTTGATGGCATTTCTGGTAAGTCTTCTTGACGGTATTTTATAGGATAACTCCGTCTTTGGTCGTTCCATCCCATCCTGTATTGGTTTGAAAAAAAATGGATAGTTGATTGATATGGGTACAATCTTGTCTGTAAACATCTTCTTTGCATCTGCTCCAGTCTTAGATAAGACCCCAAATCTAGAGTCCTTTGAAGTGGTTGCCAGGTTAACAGTCTCTGAGGATGCCATAAAGCTAAACCCAGACCGTCTATTCTTGAGGTAGCACATTCCATAAGATCTTTTATCTGCCTTGCACGCCTCCCAAAAGTAGTAAAAGATTCTGTTTGCCTGCCTAAAATCTGGTGCTCCCACGTCGATCTTTGTCCAATTGAGATAGACATAGTGCGATCCTGTAATGTAGTTCGCGGAACCGTCGCACATGAACCAATGCCCGTCATTACGATAATTAAACTCCCTATCAATATATTGATAATATTTTTCTTTAATATCTTCTGAAACGGTTTGAAAATCATATATTGTTTTTATATTTTTTAATGATGAAGGTTTTTCAACTATTTTAAAAAACTGATCTTTTTTATTTAAATCTTCTCCATGTATTTTATCTGGAGTTTTAGGTATTCCTACCTTAAGATTTTGTATTTCATATATATCACCTAATGTACCATCCTTGCTTATTATTACGCAGTCAAGTTCTTCGTTGTAACCATACTCATATTTTTTATATCTATTATTTCTTTTAACAGACTTTTCTTTTAAATGATCAGTATGAATTTTATATAAAGATTGTTCGTACATTACTTAATTCTTTCTTCAACACCTAAAAATGTTTTATTGTTTTTCACATTTTCTTTTTTAGATGTTAGTTCTTCAATTTTTTCTATAATCTTTAATGAATCTTCTATTGCAACCCATTTAGCTTGAGCAGCTGTTTTAGCTTTTTCAGGATCTAATTCAGATAAATCAATATTTTGTTTAATAACTTTTTCAAGTTCTACAAGCGCTTTTTCAGCTGCATCTATTATACGTTTTCTTCGATCCATAATTAATTGTTACATGATTAGATAAAATACGATATAATTTTTGATCTTCTATCGTAAACTCATATTCAGACTCAGGTTTAAAGCCTATAATATCTCCTATAGAAACTTCTAATGAATCTAAATGACTATTAGTATATATAAGCTCTCCTACTAAATTTCTAGTGCTTATAGATCCCCATTTGTCTTTGTTATTTATTGGTTTAACAAAACAAAATCCAGGTAAACTTATCCACTTATTATTTCTTTTATAAGCAAATACTTGGTCTGGTGATACAAAGTAAGTATTTTCATTTATAAAACTTGTAGAATTTTTTTCATTACCTCTTACATCATACCATCTTCTAAAAACATTATGATGCACAATTACATCATCTCCTTTTTTTATTGGGGAATTATATTCAATAGGTGTTTCTTCAACTTTGCCAATGCGATTTACAAACATATAATCTCGCTCTGTTACTTCAGTATTTAATATTAATTCTTTATTTTCTACTTTAGTTGTATTGTTGTACCTATTGTTTGTTGATATAATATAATTATGTATTGATCTCATTTAATAGTCAAGGTTATATTCTACTGACACTGCCATGTTAGAATTAAAATGTTTCCAAGGTAGTATTTCATTGTTTTTAGTTATAAATATTTGAAAAGAACCTTCTTTTTCTATTATATCTGAAATCTTATGCCCTCCGTAAACTTCTTGTCCTACAGAGTAATGCATTGCTTCGTTTTTGTAGTCAGTACCAATACTGATCTTACGTATTAATTTTGCCATTTAATTTAATTTAGTATGTCCATATAG